TTTGGTGGAAGTCCTGCATACTTTATGACTGAATTGCTCGTAGGCTCAGACATAATTGGCGATGTAAATCCTAATGCCAAGAACACCTCTAATACTAGAAATGTTCAGACTGAGTTAGCTGGGCAATCTTTAGACCCTTCAGGATCATCTTTAAGCCAATATTCCCTTTCTCCTAACTCTTCTCAGCTTTCTCCAACATACGGAGTAACTCCTACTACAGCTATAACTTCTCCATCTATAGTTGCTCCTGTAGCAGTTTCAAATTCCACTCCTTTTAAAACCACACCACCTAATATTAGTTCTGTAAAAAGAACGGTACAATGGACTGCTAATAGCAACGGTAGGGTGATCAAATGATTCATGAATCTGAGTACGGACTAGACCCACAAGGTCGTGTAAGGTATTATGGGATATATAGAGCTATCGTCATTAGTAACTCTGATCCACTTAATAAATATAAACTTAAGGTACAGATCCCACAAATTTTAGGAACTGAAACAACTAATTGGATACCAGCTGTTCTTCCAGTTACTTACTTATCTTCTCAAGTAGCCGCTTCACTAACTACCTCTGCAACATCAATCTCCGTACCAGATGAATCTTCTAGTCTTACTGTTAATATTCCTGCATTAACTGTTACATCAAAAACAACTCCGGTACTTCCTATGATACCTACAGTTGGTCAACATATATGGGTTATGTTTATCGCTGGGGATCCTGAGTACCCTGTATGGATTGGAATAGAACCATGACCATAGCAATTTCATACCCTTACACTATAGACCCCAATTCAGGTCAAGTAGCGGATACCAACAACTCTTCTAAAATATATTTAGATCAAGTGGTTACGTTGCTATCAACAAATGTTAATCAAAGGCCTATGACCCCTACTTATGGGGTTGATTGGTCTACCGCTATTTTTGAAAATGAAGGTATATCTCAGGCGGCTATCTCTCAAGCTATAAGCGCAGCTATAGGTATGTGGATACCCGCAGTATCAGTTGCAAACATTAGCTTTTCAGATGGGGGTTCTTCGGGAACAGAAACTGTAAATCTTACGCTAAACTTGCCTGATAACACTGTGGCAAACCTATCTGTAAACAGTAATACTCTTAATTACTCCGGAACGATTGTAGGATAACTATGCAAATTGATTATACATCTAGGGACTTTAATAGCCTTAAAGCAGACCTAATTTCTCTTATTTCTAATAGGACTAATACTAATTGGAACCCTACAGATTATAATGATCTAGGTAACGTGCTTGTAGAAGCTTTTGCATATATGGGCGATATCATGTCTCATTATCTAGATCGTACAGCTAACGAATCTACTATTGATACTGCTATTCAGCGCAGCACTTTACTATCTTTAGCTGCTATGTATGATTATATTCCCTCTGGACCTACCCCTGCTTCGGTTCAAGTTAGTTTTACTAATATAAGTAATAACACTATTAGTCTTCCAATTGGAACACAAGTAATGGCTCCTTTATCATACGGAGCTTATGCCCAGGTTTATTTTGAAACTACTCAAGCAGCTATTGGAATTGTTCCTAACCAAACTATTACTCTTCCAGCTTCTGAAGGAAAGACAGTTAATACAGATCGTCCCGATCAAATTGATCCCACATATAACGTACCACTTCCTGCAAACCTTGGAAGTTCTAATGGACTTCCTAACCAGAGCTTTACTATTATTGATAGTGGAGTAATTAATGCATCTATAAATGTATATGTAGGACAAGGCGTAGCTTTTAGTTCTTGGACATATGCAGATAACCTTTTAGAGTGGGGATCACTAGATAAAGTATTTACTGTACAAACGAATGTAGATGGAACAATTAGCATTGTGTTTGGAGATAATGTTCATGGAGCTATTCCACCTAGTGGACAACTTATCAGCTGTCTTTATAGAATAAGTACAGGTGCTGCGGGTAATGTTAACTCTCTTGCTATTTCTGAAATGACATTCGTTCCAGGTAACTTGGATCCACAAGTAACCACATACTTCACAGTTTCTAACTCACTGCCTGCTTCAGGTGGCGCTGATGCAGACGATCAAACAATGCTCAAGCAAAATATTAAAGCTGCAGTGTCTTCTCTAGGACGTGCGGTAACACTTCAAGATTACTCAAATCTTGCATTGCAGGTACCACTAGTAGGTAAAGCAAACTCACTTGCAGGAGTGTATTCTTCTATTACAACCTATATTCAACCTATGAATGATAATAGTGCTGCTCCTGGATTTCCTCAAGCGTCTATAGTGGGAGTTTCTGCTTCAGGCGGTGTAGTGACGTATGCTACTAATACTGCACATGGTTTTTCTGTAGGCAATACCCTTAATATTTCTGGAGTAGTTAATACGTCTGGATCTCCTACATATAATCTTCAAGGAATAACTGTAGCTAGTGTACCAACTTCAACAACATTTACTGTTTCTAGTTCTGCAACTGGAACATATAGTTATGGTGGACTTGCAATAAGTTTAACTCCTACACTATCATGGTATTCTTTACAGTCAGCAGTTCAGGCAGCAATGGCTGATCAAATATTAGTAGGAACTACCCTTACTGTGTCTCCTCCTACTTATGTACCTATCTATTTAACATCTACTGTTACAGTTCAGCCTTCTTATAAGAATGCAGATATTAAAGCAGCTATCTATCAAGCTATGCTTGGTAGTGGTGGCCTATTTCAATATGACAATAATACATTTGGAGCCTCTATACCACTATCATTAGTTACAACAACAATCCAAAACATTCCTGGTGTACTAACTGCAAATATTACTCAGTTCTGTACAGACGGAAGTAGCTCTGTAGGAAGTATTACTCTTGCAGCAAATCAAATCCCGTACTTGACTGCAGCTAGCTTAGTTAGCAACGTATCAGGTGGAATCTAAGGAGCGGTAAGTGGCAAAGTTTGGAACATCTAGATATGATTCTGGTTTTAAGTATGGTGAAGTATCTACAGTAAATGTTTACTATAACTCTGGTCTAGTTGCATGGTCATATAATTATGGAACAGTTCAACTAACTTGGAACACTATTACACCAAACCCAAATGATCCTGCACCTACATATTGGGCTCTTGTAAAAAGTTATTCGGGAAGTTTAGATAATCCGTTAGACGCCATACTAATTGATGGTGGACCTATTAGTGCATTTTCTACTAGTTACACAGATGTTAATAATAACTTATTAGATCAAGAGTATTCTTATTCTATTTGGTTATTTAATGGAAGTTCTTGGATTAACTGCGGAGATAGCTATGCTATTGTAATAAGTGATAAAGACTCATTACTTCAGGTAAGCTCATGGTTGCCTAAGGCTTGGATTAACGAAGTTAGCGGAGTAGGAGATGGTGCTGGAGAAGTAGATACCTCCAATACTCTTGTTAATATCCTAGATGCTTTTACATTTATGTATGATAAGTTTAGGGTAGAAGCTAGCCTACTTATGTTGCAGAACTACCCTCAATACACCCCATCTGCTTTGCTAGATTTTAAAGGCCCCAGTTTTGGTGTTACCTACGAAGATGCTTTAGGAGATTCTTATAACCGTTCTTTAGCTTCTGCTGGATTTCTAATAAATAAATATAAAGGAAGTCCTCAGGGACTTAGTATTTATACAAATGGTTTAACCCACTGGCAGAATTCCTATGTTCCTGGACACAATCTTCTTCTTGACTACAATGACTCTTCCTTTGAAGAATCTATTGGTCGTTGGCAAGTATCTAGCGGTACATTTGTGCATGCACTTTATAGTGGATCAGGTTTGACTCCTCCTCCGGCATTTAGTGACCCTACTTATACACCTAGAGTTTTAGGTTTTGGAGAACTTACCACTACAGCCACAACCGCAGTAACTATGTCACTTCCAGGAACTCTGTCGGCAGCAACATATGGTGTACCAGTTGTAGGTAATACTCGCTATGTGTTTAGTGGTTGGGTGCAGCATTTAGACCATGCAGCTACAGTGACTGCTACTATTTCTTGGTACGATATGTATCAAAATCTTATTAGCACAACTTCTGCAGGCACTACATTAACTACAACAGCTTCTTGGTCTGAGTTTACCTCTAAATCAGATTCTGGAAGAAACGGTCAGCTTGCTCCGCTGAATGCAGTCTATGCTACAGTTGTTATTACTGTAACTCCTTCATCTAGTTCATCAAGTCGATATGCTTTTGATTATTTTCAGTTTTCTGAATACAGTACAAGTTTTGAATATGAGGATGCTCGAAAGACTTCTCTAGTAGTAAATGGACAAAAAGAAAATTACATTATTAATCCTGATTTTGAATTAGGTGCATATAGTTGGTCAGCCCTTAATGGAACACTATTAGCAGATAGTTCTAACCTTACAAGTATTGTGCACGGTTCTAGATCCCTTAAGTTAACCTCTACAGCCTCGGGTACAGCTGCCTATATATCTGATTGGATACCTGTAGATAGCGGACAAACTATGACGTTTAGTGCATATGTTTCTGGCTCTGCTGCACGCACTGCTATTCTTCGTGTTGAATTTACAAACCAGTCTTCACCTGAGTTACAGACAGATGTTTTGTCAGATTCAAACGGATTCTATTATCCTACAACATCTTATTATGCTGAATCAACACCTTATACACTTACAGGTTCTGCTAATCAAATTCAAGTTACAGCTATTACATCTCCTTATGGATCAGATGTCGGTAATCCTGTAGCTAAAGTATCTATCTATTTTTCTGATAATCAGGCCGGAGATCAATACTGGATTGATGGTGTTATGGCTGAAGAAGCATATACAGCCTCTGATTACTTTGGAGGAAGTGGTGGAATTACTCCAACTAATCCTCTAACTCAATATTATTATGCGCCAGCTGATTGCTACTGGGAAACTAGAAGCACATATAACTATCTGCATAATCCATCATTTGAATTAAGCACCACTGATTGGACAGCTACTTCAGGAACTCTTACAGTAGTAACTATTGATGGATCTACTACTCCTGCATATGGTACACACTTTGCTAAGGTGACATATACAACTACTGGAACAATAACTTCTACTGCATACCTTCCTTATGCAGCTGTAGGTGGAGAAGACTTTTATGTTTCTGCTTTAGTTCAAGGTGCAGTAGGAACATACACTATCAATGGAACTTCCTACACAATTCCATCTACAGAAGCGGCCAACTGGACAAGAATGACTTCTGTAACAACCCTTACTCCAGGACAAACTACAGTCCCTGTAAGCATATCAGTAACTAATACTTCTGGTTCTACCTCTACAGTGTTTCACGTAGATGCTGTACAGGCAGGTTATGGTAGAAATACAAATGGATTTATTGATACAACTGCAGCAACTACAGCTGTGCTTATTAATCCTCTCAACACTGCTAAAAATATTTACGCAACTAAGGTGCAAAATCCTTTTGCAGGAAAGAGTTCTTATTTTAATAACAGTGTTGTAAAGCTATCTCGTTTGAATAATACTCTTGCTAATTTCTTACCTGTCGGAACTAGCTATAGAATTAATATGGGTGATCCTACAGACCCATTTAGTGATATACCTAATTCTCTTTTCCCTGCATCATCATTTGAACAAAACTTAGGTACATGGGCAGCTGTTAATTCAACAATCACCAGGCAGGTTGCTGGAGGCACGTTGCTTAATGATCCAGTTACTCATGGTCAAGCATATGGCGTAGTAACTACTGCTGGGTCCTCTGGTAGCAAATCATTTGGTATTAAGACCGGTAAGATTTATTTACAACCTACTAGTGGCTTTTATTGCTCAGCTGCTATCCGTCCACAGAATACAGATTCTCTAGGTTCATATACTTTAGAGGTTGACTGGTACGATGCAAATAATAATCCTATTGTTATCTACACAGATGCTCAATCAGGATTACTAACAACTAACGCTATATCGTCTAATGGTGCATCAAACACAGTTAGTACTACTGGAAGACAATACACAACTAATATCAGTGTATTAAATCGCTGGGCATATCTTGCGAATACTTTTCCAGTGAGCACCATTACAGGAGCAGCGTATGCAATCATCTCTGTAACCTTTAATCCAACTAGCTATGCTGCAGATCAAGCCTTCGATATTGACAGAGTGGTATTTCGCCAGTAAACTGGTGGCATGACTACTGTACTAATTGCTGGACTCGCTACTGCATGTTTACTAACTGCAATAGAAGGATTAATAATTAATCTACAAAAGTGGAGGGGCTTAGTTGCCCTAATACTTTCACTTATCTTTTGTCTAAATCTAGGGACAAAGATCAAGTACTTAACAACATATACTCTAGCCACCACATTTGTGGGGGTTGCTTTGTCATTTCTTGTTGTTGAGTTTTTCACGGGGGTTAACCCACGTTCTGCTCGTGGCTTGCCAAACCGCATACCTAGACGCTAAACTATAGGCAGGAGGGCAATATGAAAAAACCAATAGATAACACGAACCTATCTTTAAGGGCTCGTGGACTTTTCGCACTGTTTGCAGAAAAGGGCAGAGTTATATCTGCAGATGAATTAAAAGAAAGCCAAGAAGTCACGGAGGGTCGTGACGCTCTTCAGGCTGCCATAAATGAATTAAAAGATGCTAAGTATATTCGAAGTGTCCGTATGATGAACAATGGGCGATGGGTAGCCCAACTTAAGTTCACAGAGGAGGCTTTAAAGATGCTTCCTATCAAGCCCGGGTTTTCAGGGCACCTATATATAGATAACTATATAGCTACTAATGATAATACTACTAGTACTAATATAGATATAGATACTAACGTATCTATATCTATACCCGAACAAGTTCGGGAAGGAGAAGAAATGCCTTGGAATCTTGATGGGGAAGAAGAAAAGAAAGTTCCTGCAAAGATCAAAGCTCAACTTGAGGCAGATGCAGCTCCAGGAGCCGTAGGTCAAGTTGATGATCGTCAGACTCGACTAAATGCTAAGTACAAGCTTACTAAGGTAGAGAAGTCTTCTCGTAACCGTAATGAGACTCCAGAAGAACTTTGGAGCACAGGAGACCTAGTTGCTGAATTCTATGAGCTATGTCATCAGAAAGCTCCTAATGTTCCAAGCCAAGTTAACAACGTAAGACTTGCGGGATGGATTAACAGCCAAGTAGGACAAGGCGTAGAACGGATTCATATTCTAAAAGCAATCAGAATGTTCTTTAATGACGACAGGCTTATTAGAGATGCAGGTATAGGCAGTCCGTTATATCAACGGTTCTTTGCCTTCTACCCAACAGTCCATGGACTTGTGGTTAAGAAGCCAGTGAATTATGAAACACCCGAAGCACTAGCACAACAAGAAAAGTTTATGAAACTACTAGGAGGCGGAAATTGATTGACCTTAACACTCTTCCACCAAGTATCCGCACACAGATCCTTGGCTCAGGAGTACCATTCAGGTCTATCGGTATGGAGTTCTCAGATCTTGAGGATACCCCACAAAAGAAGATGGTCATGGATTGGGTCAGTACAGTCAAGGCTGGAGGGGTCATTAAAAGCCCTGGAAGCCCCCTAGCAGGCCTTGGACTACTACTCCTAGGGTCTCCAGGTCATGGCAAGACTACACTGGCTTCTGTGGCCCTTCAAAGCCTGATTACTGATATTCCGGGAGACGTAAGAAATCCTATCGGTGGTTTTATAGACTACCCGGGATTACTGAGACTCAAGAAGTCAACTTGGGATGATGAAACTGATGAAAAGGCTCAGCTCAAACTTGACAAGATCTATGGTGATGCGGGTACCCTAAACATGGGTGTCCTTGTTTTAGATGATGTTGGAAAAGAATATAGGACCAAGAACCAGTGGGCAGAGAATGTTCTCGATGAACTTCTTCGCTCAAGATTCAACAAAGGACTACCGACTATTGTTACTTCTAACACAGGTTTAGAAGAGTGGAATAAATATGGCGATCCTATGGAAAGTTTTATTAACGAAGCTTTTGCACTTGTACTTGTGAAAGCACCGGGAGGGGACAGGCGAAAGAATGGATAAAACAATGAGCAGCTGGCAAACAACACAAGTGTTTCTATCAGACACAGGAGTTCACGAAGTAGAGATTAATCTACAAAGTGCACGGCTTCGTTGTGACTGTCCGGGGTTTGGTTCTAGAGAAACTTGTAAGCATACTAAGTTTGTAAAAACAAAGATGTTAGAAAATGATGGCGTGTATCCTGTAAAGGTATCTAAAGATGCACCTAGAGAAGAAAGCTATCTAGCAAAGAATGATCCTGAATCCTTTAGAAAGTTTCTGTTTAAGTACGGTCGAGTAGAAGTGGTGTAAAGATGCGTGGGGGCGATATTTCAAATAGGGTATTTCAAAGAAGTATTGTTACTTTAGATTGCATCTTAGATCGACGCCCTAGCATTAAGAAAGTTTTTGGAATAACTATTCCAGAAGAAGAAGTAACTTATAACCGATTAGCTCTTGCGCATTTTTGGAGATTCAGAGATACGTTTGAAACAAATCTAGAGCTAGTAGGCTTTGAAGTAACTCAAGATGAAATGGATGAAGTCTTAGAAGATTTACATAATCTAGGTACAAATCCTTTTAGTTATGCCAAGGCATATAACGTTGTAGCCGATTTAGTTTATGAGCTACCGTATAGGCCAGAGGTTAAGAATGTTATTGATATACCCGAGCGGGGGTTCCGTTATGGGCATTGGTACTTAGATATGGGGCGAGTTAGTGGCGGCAGATAATGAAGAGAGGTTGATCTCTAGAGTAGTACGTTCTAGAGAGATCATACCGGCTATTGAGGCTGGTATAGAAGATAGTTGGTTTTATGTAGATGAGAACCGTGCTGTCTGGAAATTTATTAAACAACATTGGGCAAAGTATGAAGAAGTTCCTACAGCAGTAACTGTTAAAGATAACTTTCCTACATATAGGTTGTTGGCTGTTGAGGATTCATTAGAGTATCTAGTTGATCAGCTTATTGAATATCGTCGCTACCAACAAGCACATGAGTTAGTTCAGACTGCTGCTCAGGCTATTGCTGATGGGGATCATAACAAAGCTATAGCCGAGATGATGTCTGGTGTTATTAACATTGGTGGAGAATCCGTATCTCATACTTCTGATGTAGATTTAACACACGACCCAGAGAAACGATTTGATGAATACTTATCTATAAAGACACGTGATGGTGGGTTGCTTGGCTATCGTACAGGTTTTAAGACTATTGATGAAGCTACTGCAGGTTTGCAACCAGGTCAGCTAGTTACTATCATTGCTCCACCTAAGACTGGTAAGTCTGTACTTGCGATGCAGATGGCAGTTAATGTGCATGAAGATGGTTACACCCCAATGTTCCAATCCTTTGAGATGACTAACATTGAACAGCAACATCGTCATGATGCTATGCGTGCACATGTTGCACATTCTCGCCTTATTCGTGGAAAGCTAACTCTAGAAGAAGAACGACGGTATAAGGATGCATTAGAGCGTATGAAGGATATGCATAAGTTTTATTTAACAGACTCAACATCTGCTATGACAGTCTCTGCTCTACAAGCAAAGGCTGAGAAGCTTAAGCCAGATATCATCTTTGTAGATGGTGTTTATCTTATGGTAGACGAAGCTTCAGGAGAGTCAAATACTCCAGCTGCGTTAACCAGCATTACTCGTAACCTAAAGCGTATGGGACAAAGGTTAGAATTACCAGTAGTTATTTCTACTCAGGTTCTTCTTTGGAAGATGCGCAAAGGACAAGTAAGCGCAGACTCTATTGGATATTCTTCATCCTTCTTTCAGGACTCAGATGTTATCTTGGGCCTACAGAGACAAGATGAAGAAGATGATTCATCCAGAGAGCTACGAATCGTAGCAAGTCGTAACTCTGGACCAGCAAGTACAGATCTACTATGGGATTGGGAGGCAGGTCGTTTTGAAGAGTACGGATCTTCTTGGCAGCAAATCCAATCTTTTTAATGGTACGCAATTGTGTTTGGATGAAGATCCAAACCTTTTCTTTCCAGAGTTCTATACAGATTTAGAAGCGGTGAACACTGCTAAATCAGTTTGCAACGATTGTTGGATTAAAGATAAATGTTTAGATTACGCAATGCAGATTCCAAACCTAGAAGGTATCTGGGGCGGAACAACTCCTAGAGATAGAAAGAGGTTAAAAAAATTAAAAACATCCACGATGTAAAGCCAGATTATAAATCTGCTATGGATATTCGAGGGGACGTCCCAACACTTGTATGCCCCTGTGGTTGCTTTATCTGGAACCTAAAGGTTGCTTGGGATGATGAAGGTGTTGTTTCATACTACTTCACTGATATGGAGTGTATGGAATGTGGAACAGTTGCAACAGCTCCAATGCCTGGAGTTAATATGATGCTGGAGGACTAATGTATCGTGAGGGCGATGTAGAAACAGCTTTGCTTCGTATGGGTATTGAAGTTACTCAACGAGGCGATGAGCTTATTGGGTTGTGCCCAATGCACTTGGAGCGTACCGGTCGTCAGGATTCAAACCCTTCATGGTCAATCAATGAAGAGACCGGTGTTCACCATTGCTTCTCTTGTGGGTATAAAGGTAACTTACTTACTTTAGTTGCAGAGATCAATGAGTTCACAAGTCAATGGGGACGTATAGACCTTGAAGCTTCTAAAAAGTGGTTAACTCAAAATATTAAGGTTGATATCAATTTACTGATTAAACAACTTAATGAAACTAAAGATATCTATATACCTATCCAACAAGTGGTAGAGATGTCTGAAGCTAGACTAGCTGTCTTTGACTCTCCTCCAGAATGGGCTTTAGAAGCCCGAGGATTGTCTGTAGAGGCCGCAAATAGCTATGGGGTACTTTGGGATACAAGACAAGAAGCTTGGATCCTACCAATACGTGATCCATATACTAACAAGCTTATGGGTTGGCAAGAAAAGGGACAAAAGACTAGGCTGTTTCGTAATCGTCCTACCGGAGTTAAAAAATCTCAAACATTGTTTGGATTTGCAAATTACTCCAGTGGCCCTATGATCATAGTGGAGTCTCCACTTGATTGCGTAAAGCTATCATCATTGGGAATACAAGGAGGGGTGGCAACATACGGAGCGTCTTTTAGTAAAGATCAACTAAAATTGATGAGATCAGCTGATAGTTTAATCATTGCTTTTGATAATCCCAGGATCGATTCAGCAGGACTTAAGGCATCTAAAGAGATGCTGGCAAAATTAAAAGAGAACGGTTTACAGGCAAAATTCTTCAAATACACCACGGATGCCAAAGACATTGGCGATATGGGGGTAGATGAGGTTATACTAGGGGTACAGGGTGCTAAACATTCTGTATTTGGAGAAAGGGCATTTATATGAGTATTGATATTAGACCACTAGAAGACAGGATTGTAGTAAAGCAAGTGTCTGCAGAACAGACAACTCAATCAGGTATTTTTATTCCACAAACTTCACAAGAGAAGCCACAAGAAGCAATAGTGTTAGCAGTAGGTCCTGGACGTTTTGATTCAGGTAATCGCATACCTATGGATATTGTAGTTGGGGATACTGTTATCTATAGTAAATACGGTGGAACTGAGATTACATTTAAAGGTGAAGACTACTTAGTACTTAGTGCTAGAGATAT